CAATCCCTCCATATCCTCCATTGTTCGGAGTGCCACCAAAATTCTGTCTTACGTTGCTTCGCAAGAACACCTGAAATATTTTAGTAATATTGCTTGGCAAAGAGTAGGATGCTTGCCCTGGAGTTAAAAAAACAGGATTTAGCTTTAATGTCCATAAGTTGACGTTAGAGTTAGCCCAATCACTTAAAATAAAATTAATAATATTAAGTGCTGAATTATATTGCTCGGCAGTTACCATGCTAAGAGGCATACCGATTAACTCATAAGCCTTTCTAATAATCAGCTCTCCTTTTATGTTACTCGCACTATAACTTCCACTAGTTGCCGGCATTTTATCTTCCTCTTTAACTTACAATTGCAAGAATTGGCATTTTAGAATCGATCCAGCTGCATTAGGATCAATTTTAATTAGTAAATTCTGGGATAAATTATTACTTTGTATTAATGCTGCTTTATTAGAAGCAGCAGCAAACGCAATAAAATTACCATTAGCATCGCTTGTTAAAGAATCATATTTTCCCATTCCTATGTTGTTTTTTAGGGATAGAAATATCTGATAACTAGGAGGACTAACTGTAGCAGGTATTATATTTAAGGCATAATTTATAAAAGCTATATTCTGTTTAGCAGTATTTAATAGAATAATTGGAAAATACCCAACAGAAGCAACACCGACTTGAATAGTAGAACCTGTAGTACCGCTTGGAATTATCTGTGCCACAGTATCAAAGCAGTTGACGCTTGTAACTGTATTTGCATTTGGCCCAGTTAAGGTTTCACTAATAAAAACTCCATTCTGATAACCCGTAATAAGAAAATTAATACCAGAAAGATTGGCAGCTGAATTAAGCGTAATTCTTGGAACAATACCGAAATCATTAACAAAGTTAACTGTTCTTGTGGTTTTATTAACATACGAACCATTTAACAGCAGTGGAATATTTGCGGTTAGTGTTTGAGCAAGTGCTATCCCGTTTTTAAGTGTTGTATCTGGCCAATTATACTCGTAGAACTGAGACATGATTACCCTTCCGTTTGTTTTGTTTTCTTTAAAATTTCTCTATAAGCATCAATCTTGCCTTTAGATAAAATCAATAAATGGATCAGTTTTTTATTTTCTTCTTTATAAAGATTTATTTTTTCTAAAATGCCCGCTTGAAGCAGAACAAGCTTTTGATGCTCTTTTTCTGCTTCTTCCAGTAGTTTGTTTACTTCGTTTTCCATAAAGTTTAAGCAGTTGATCCTTGTGCGCCGATTACCCCAAGAGGAGTAAACATGCCAAAAGAATAACGACCTGATGCAAGCACTGACATGGTTTCAGTTACAGGATCAGTTGTTACGTTAACTTTAAGTGGACGTCTTACAAAATGCTTACGACTTCCCTTAACGTTAGTTAATCCAAACCAGTTGCTAGGATTTGTTAAGAAATGGCTTACTTCATAACCTTGCGGAATAGCCTTCATATTATAAAGTGCATTTATATCGTTATTAGCCGTTCCTGTTCTAAATACAGATTCAAGTAACCTGCAACCTGAGAACATTAAATCTTGTGGAAGTAATAATCTCTCAATTTGAGCATTAATTAGCAGTCCTGCTTGATCTTTCATTTTACCTGCTAGTATTACTGCCTGTTCAACGCCTGCCTCACTAAAGTCGACATTAACATTAACGCCGTTATATGCCCCGACGCGGTTAGAATAAACACCGCCGTCGTAAGGCTGAGAACCAGAGCAGAGAGGTTGTCCGTTGGCTTGAGCCGCTGCTACGTTAAATGCCTGGTTAAAAGGGTTCATGGCTACTACTTCTCTGGTTTGTTCATAGGAAGTAGTAAGCGATTTAGTACCATTAAAGAACTGATCGGCATAAAGATCATCTTCCATGGCAATATTAGTAATCTGAAAACCGAGGGCAAATTCCCGATGGACAAATTCATAAATAAATCGCTCAGCCATGCTATCCATTTTAATAGGAGCACCTTGGGTTTTCTCAAGAGCGTAACCTGTTCCTCTAATATCAACCATCCTTTCGGTATGTTTGACAGAATTAGCCTGTTCATAGATTTTTGTATATTCCCCCTTAAACCGATCATACTGAGATTTCACCTCATAAAGACCCGGCCAAAGCAGACTTGGAATATCACCGGTTGTTATAATAGACATAATTAATTACCTTTATTTTTAGTGTTAGTTTTCTTTACTGACCCTGCCTTAACAGGTGTTTTCTTCTTCTCTTTCGGTAGATATAATCCCTCCTTTAAAAGAGACAGCATATTGCCGCTTGTTATTATGGACATAACCTTATACTCCTATGCTCCTGCTGTTGGACCTGTTACGCCGCTTGATCCATACATATGTTTGTTAAACTTAACTAGTAGGTTAGTAAACGGCATATTTACCCCAGGGACTAATCCTGCAGGATTGCTATTTCCGGTAATGACTGGATCAATGCCAATAATTTTTACGTCTAAAGTAGCTGTAGTAGCTGAGTAAGTTGAGCCATCTAGATAGTAAACAGAGCCATATATATTACTACCGCTGCGGGGATTTTGACCACCTGCGATAGCAGTAGCATCCGTGAAGGTTATTCCTGCTACTGATAAACTGGCATTAAGACCAAGTCCGGTTGCTAAAAAAGTAATTCCTGTTGCAGCTGCTACAGAACTTGATACCTGCACTCTGAATACCGCCATTGGATCATCATTGACATATGCAATAATAGGCGTGCCGGCTTTTACCGCTCTACCGCCCGGCCAGTAATCAGATTCAACAAGTATACCGGTATTTGCATCAGTATAAGCGCAGCTTATGAACACCCCAAGGAAAGCGTCAGCATCTGCAGTTGCAACAGCTTGCACCTGTGTTCCGTTTGTTGGAGCTGATAACTTTTGTGGTGCTATTGTTCCTGCCATGACAGCAAGACCCGGATTACTTACAAATTTAATGGGATCACCCTGAAAAATACTGTTTGGCTGTGTGGTTAAGCCATCAGCGGATGCGTAAATAAAGTATTGACCTAGTTTTTGTGTTCCGCCGTTTCCTATTTGAGACTGAACCACTTCCAAACCATAAGGTCTATTAATGCCGTTAGACATAATTTCCTCATATATTGTTAATTATTAAAAAACGTAAATATTTTAAATTAAAAAAAGATAAGCTAATTCAAGCTTTTAAAGACCTTTTAACGTCTAGTTATGACGATAAACTTTGATTCTAGATAAGTTTCAAAACTAGCCTTTTTGTGTCTTGCGATGACAGAGGTAGCTTTTTTAGAAAAGATTTAGCTACAAACTACGCCTTTTAACGTCTAGCAATGACGGAAACCTTTTTAAGCCCGGTTATGACTTTTTTTACCTAATTATATTATAGCAAAAAGACTGTTACTTTTGCAAATCGTGCTACTATTTAGAGTTAGTTTACGACATCCTCTAAACCTTCAGCTAATATTGTTTCTAATTTTTCTTCTTTTAATTTCTTAAGTATTTGCTTCCATTTTGCTAAATCAATACTAAACACTCCATTTTGATCGGTTCGCAATTGTTTTTTTATAATTGGATGTCCAAGTGCTAGTCTAACTAACCTAATTAATAAAAACTTATCCTTATTTAACAATAAATGCTCTAATTTGGTTTTCACTTCTTCTTCCGAAGCAACACCTAAAATAAAATCTTCAATAAAACCCTTCGTAAACCTTAAAATAATCTTGTAATCTTTCTCAATATCTAAAGAAACTTTAACTTCTGCATAACCCTCTGAGTATAAAAATATTTCTTCTATTTGATATTCATACATAATATATTCTCTCGATTAAATTCTTTAAAAATTAACTACCAAATACCACTACAGATACGCCGTCGAGTACAGGGAGTAAATTGCCAAGCGTATCAGTTGCAAAAACGATGACTTCAGTAGCTGACCTAGACCTAAAGAACACCTGAAACGGTGCTATTACTTCCGTTCCTCTGCTAAGCGCCGTTAATACAGCATAATTACCATCAGGAAAAGGAGTAGCAAACGTTATAACATAAGAACCATTTGCTCCGCTAACCGAGGCTATATTAAAGCTGCTCTCTATCTGGATATTATTACTTGGGGCATTATTATCGTAAAAGAAACAATAAGCTTTAGCAGCAGCAGGATTTATAATCTTCCCCGGTACGCTCATATTACCGACATTATCAATTTGAGTACTGTTTAAATTAATTACCCCATCATCTACAGTAGCGAGGTTAATATCCTGATCACCGCTTGCGGTAGTAATGGTATTTACCGAGATTAAGAGATTACCTACATTAATACTGGATAATCCTACTAGAGAATCGGCTAAATTGATAATCACATCATTTGTTTCCCCATCACCGCTTTGGACGTTTATATTAGAGCCACCTCCTATCTTTCGAGTTACAAAACTTAATGGAGTATTGCCAGTTATTACTAAAAACCCATTCTGTACTTGAGTAGCTAGATTATTTAAATTATTTAACGAATCGGCAACCTTAAAAATAATGTTACCGGTCGGAGGAGTAACAGTTGAATTTGTAATCAGCAAGCTGTTATTCAAACTTTCCGTAGAAAAGCTTACTATACCGCTGCTACCACCCCCAAAAGGTATTACCTGCCATACTCCCGCACTGGTTAAATTCTCAGTTAGATATATCTGTATTACTTCCCCGGGAATAATTACGTTAGTTAGCGGCGTTCCATCATTATATAAGAGGGTAAAGTCTTTTTGACCGACATTATTAAACAACAAGCTAGTACCGGTTTCTACAGTATTGGCAGGCGGCAAAGTAATTGTATATGCATCATTTTCAGAAATCACATTATTAATGTCACTAGCAATCTCTCCTTCTTTGCGGGGATAAGGCCAGGATAGTTTAATATCGCTATTTAGTATGATTTTAGAATAAGACATAATATCCTACATTGCCCTGTCTTAAAATGGCATGACTGGATTATAGATATCGGTCTGTACTTTCTGCAAAGTATCACGCATTACTCTTATAGCCTTGTTTTCGTAATATTCCTGCTCTTTAATCCCGTAACGTTCATCTCTCGCAAGCACGATAGTATCACCGGTAGTAATACAATCATTTTCCGATCTTAAATCCCCTCTATAAGTACGTTTGTTTTTAAGCCTATCAGGAGATACGATATACCACTTCTTTGCCAATAACCT